GCCGGTCCGCTTGAGGTGCGCCGGGCATGACCCCCATCGTTGGCCTCGCTCCGGACGCCGACCCGAACACGCCGGGCATCTTCACGGCCTGCAGCGCCGTGATCCCGTTTGAATCCGGGTTCAAGGGCGCTCCGTCTGCCATCAACGCCACCGCTGCGGCCCTGTCTGCTGCCTGCATCGGGGCGACGGTGGCAACGAAGCTGGATGGCACGCGCCGGGTGTTCTCCGGGACCACGGCCAAGCTCTACGAGCTGTCGGGTACGTCGTGGACCGACCGCACCCGGGCATCTGGTGGCGATTACAACGGCGGCTCGGACACGCGCTGGAGCTTCTGCCAGTTCGGCGACACCACGGTTGCCGCGAACCTGGCTGACACGATCCAGTCCTCATCCTCGGGTGCGTTTGCCGACATCACGGGCGCTCCGAAGGCCAAGATTGTCGTCTCGGCATCGAACAATTTTGTCATTGCCTTCAACACGGTTGATGCGACGTATGGCACCTCGCAGGACCGCTGGTGGTGCTGCGCGCAGGCCGATCAAACGAGCTGGACGCCCAACGTCTCGACCCTTGCCACGACGGGCCGGCTCGTCTCCACGGAAGGCCCGCTCACGGCAGCCCTGCCGCTGGGAAATGAGGTGATCGCTTACAAGGCGCGCGGCGTCTATCGCGGCACGTTCGTCGACGCTCCTGTCGTGTGGCAGTGGGATCTCGTCCCCGGCGGTGAGGCTGGCTGCGTCGGCCAAGAGGCGCTGTGCGACATCGGCGGGGCGCACTTCTTCGTCAGCAACGACAACTTCTGGGTATTCGACGGCGCCCGCCCGATCCCCATCGGCGATGGCGTGATCCGGCAGTGGTTCCTGAACAACTCCAGCCCGCAGTACCGCTACCGCACGAAATGCGCCTACGACAAGCAGAACAACCTCGTGCGGGTGTATTTCCCGTCCTCTGCATCCATTGGAGCCTGTGATTCCACGCTGGTCTTCCATGTGGGCGTGAAGAAGTGGGGCCGCTCGGATCGCGTGATCGAGGCGCCGCTGAACTACATCGCCCCGGGCGTGACGATCAATGGGCTGGACTCCTTCGCCGCCACGATTGACGCCCTGCCGAACATCCCCGTCGATTCCCAATACTGGCAGTCCGGCGGCCAGGTCGCGTCCTACTTCGACACCAATCACCAGCTGGTGAGCCTGAACGGCCCGTGTGGTGCGTCGAGCATCACCTTCAGCGACGTGGGGGATGACGACACCGTGTCCATGGTGGATCGGGTGCGGGTGCGCTTCACGCAATCTCCGACGACCGCCACGGCCACGGGGTTCTACAAGTTCAACGAGGGTGATTCCCTCGTGCAGGGCGCCTCGGGTTCGATCAATGACGGCAAGTTCGATGTCCGTCAGTCTGGGCGCTTCCACCGTATCCGTATCGACATGACCGGCGACCACAAGGAAACCGGCTATGACGTCAAGCTCATTCCGGTGGGCGGTCGATGAAGCTGCCCGATCCGATCCTGCCGCAGAACCCGGATGCGGCAACGCTGACCAGGCGGCTCAACGAGCTGATGCGCCAGGTCCAGCAACAGGTGAACCAGCTGAGCGACGGGCGGGTGTCGGCGGTCAACAACGCGCAGGCATCGGTGCCGACGACGGGGACGTGGCAGCGGGGCGATTTCGTGCTGAACACGGCCCCGACTCCGCTGGGTGAGGCTGGGAATCAATACATCATCGACGGCTGGAAGTGCGTCTATGGCGGTACGCCGGGAACGTGGGTCGAATACCGCGTCAGCGTTGGCACGCCGCCTGCGACGGCTCCTGCTGCGACCCCGGCCCCGACGCCAGCTCCTGCTCCTTCGGCCTACAGCCAGAAGATCCAGGCCGAGGATGCCACGCTGCACAACATCATCGTCAAGACCGACATCGCGGGCTACGAGGGGACGGGATACGCCGATTGGTTCCGCTCTGGTTACGATGAGTACCTTGAGTTTGGCTTCACCAGCGCTCCGGCCAGCAGCGGCAATCTGACCCTGCGATACGCCAACTTCGGCGACCAGACGGTGACGGTTTCGGTCAACGGCGCTGCCGGGACCATGTACACGTTTTCCGACTCTGGCGGGACGTGGACGACCAAGGTGATTTCGAGCGTCACATTCACCAGCGGGACCAACACGGTCAAGCTCACGCCGGACAACTCTGGCTATACGTACTTCGATTACGCAAAGTTTGACCAGCTGACGGGCGCTCCGCCTCCGCCGCCCCCGCCTCCGCCGGCTCCCGCTCCGTCGTCGCCTGCTCCCGCTCCTGCGCCGGCTCCGGGTGCTGCGCCGCATTATCCCTTCGGCTCGCGGCTGGACCTGACGGCCAGCGCCTATCCCTACGGCATCCAGCCCAACGGCTCGCACACCACGACCACGATGGATGCGGCGGTGAAGGCGTGCTACGACTCGTGGAGGCTGGCACGCCTTGCCAAGTCGCCGACCTTCGTTGCGACCTCGGGCATCTATGCCGGGCAGACCATCACGGATGGCTACCACGTCTCCTTCGGGACCGATGTGGAAGCCTGCCGGTCCGAGGGCATTGGCTACGGGATGCTCATTACCGTGGTCATGGCGGGCTACGACACCAACGCGCAGACGTACTTCGATGGTCTGTACAAAGTGGTGCGCGGCCGTCCTGCGTATGGCATGCCCACGCGCTCGGATGCGAACGTCTACCTGCACGAATGGCGCCTGCTGCCGGACATGAGTTCCGGGGGTGGTGGCTACAACGCCAGCGACGGTGACATGGACATCGCCCTGGCCCTGCTGATGGCCCATCGCCAGTGGGGATCGAGCGGGGCGATCAACTACTACTCCGAGGCGCTGAACACCATCGGCGCGATGAAGGCGGTGAACTTCGCAACGAACGGGTTGCAGTTCATGCCGCAGAACGTCTCGCGGGTGTCCGACTACATGCCGGGACACTTTCGGGCCTTCAAGGCGGCAACCACGGACACGTTTTGGGACGATGCGCGCACCAACAGCCTTGCGCTGGCGCAAAGCATCACGAGCAGGTTCTCGCCCACGGCAAAGCTGCAGCCGGGTTTCATCTACGACCCGCTGGGGAGTGCTCCGCGCCCGGACAACACGGCGCGCGTGGATCGCTCGGGCTACGAGGACATCTACGACGGCAACTCGGTCCGCAATCCGTGGCGCTGGGCTACCGATTACGTGTGGTCAGGCGACACCGGCTGGAAGGGCTTGGCAAACGACATCGTGACTACGCTCAAAGCCAGCTCAGGCGGCAGTGCGAGCGGGTTCTCGTGGGCTTACGACCTCGCGGGCAACCCGCAGAGCAACCTGTACCACGACAAGGGGCAGGCTGGCTGCGTGATGGCCGGGTGCATGGTCGATTCCGCGCACCAGACGTTTATCAACACGCTGTTCAGCGCGAACACGGGAACTGGCTTTTCGACCCTGTACTACCAGGGTGAACTTCAACTGCTGCCGCTGATCGTGGCTAGCGGCAACTGGTGGCGTCCTTGAGGGGAAATTGAATGGCAGACAACCTTGGATTTGGGGGCAATCCCTACCTTGAGAGCACGATTGACAACGCCCTCGGCGACACCGTGCGCAACTACAACCTGGCAGTGCAGCCTGCGTTCAACAGCGCCATGGTCCGCTCTGGCTCCTTCGGGAACTCGGGTATCCAGCAGATGAACGACGAGGCGCAACGTCAGCTGCAGTCCTCGCTTGGCCAGCAGGCGAACAACGCCCGGTTCAATGACTACTGGACCGCGCAGAACTTCAATCGCGGCGTCTACAACGACACCTTCGCGCAGAACCAGCAGAACTTCCAGAACGGACTGAGCGTGCTGGGCCTGGGCAATCAGGCGGGCGTTCAGAACCTGGGGCTGGGAACGCAAATCCAGAACACGCCGCTGAACTACTACCAGGGCTTCGCGAACACCGCCAACGGTATCGGACAGGGCTACGGCACGACCACCGGCACGACGAGCGCGCAGGGCTCGCCTTTGATGGGGGCGCTGGGCGGGTGGCAGTTGGGCGGCCAAATCGGCAAGAACTTCGGAGGCTGGGGCGGCGGCGGCTCAAGTACGCAGTTTCCCGAATACGGCATGGCCTCCGGCGCGACGGGCGGTTGGGTCTGATGCTTTCGCACCACTTCGGAGGCGGCGTCTACGCCAAGGGCGTTGCGTTCTCGGCCGGCGACATCCTCGTGCAGCACAAGCACAACTTCGACCATCTCTCCATCCTGGCACACGGCCAAGTGGAGCTGATGGTGGATGGTCAAAAGAGCGTTGTGACCGGTCCTGCCTGCCTGGAGATCAAGGCGGGCAA